ATTGTTGAATGAGTAATTATTTTCTCCATGTTTTAACGTTTGAAAAATCTTGATATTAATGTCCCTAATTCAACACCAGTTATCCGCTTGATGTTTTCCGCAACGCTAAATAACTCTGTGCCCGATATCATCATTGCCACCATGTAGGTAATAGGAAAAGGAATATTAAACGTATTTTTTGCACCTTCGAATATGAGGATTGCAACAAAATAAACTACTATCTTTTCCGTTGTCCTATACAATCCTTTGCTACTTATCTTTTGCCCTTCTTTCTTTGCTGCCTTAATGCCCGTTATGGTATCCGCAAAAACAACGGCAACCGTAAACAACAGGAAGCCTTGGATAGGGATAAAAAACGAAGCAATAAAGCCAGTAGTCAATGCAACGGCAAAGAACTCATAGCTTTGATGTAATAGTTTTAATATAACTGCTTTCATTATTCCATTTTTATAAGTCTTACATCTCCATCAACCGTTGCAAATTTGCCATCAGCGTATTTATACAAGTCGTATTTCACACCGTTAAAAGCAAATGAAACTTGATTAGTAAATGTAGATAAAAGTAGGTTGGTTGAAATAGTGTAAACTTTGCCATTGTCTGGGTTAAAGATAAGCCGCTTGTTGTTGTTTAATTCAATAACACCATCAATGATTTCACCGTTAAAATTTAATTTCCAATCTCCAATAAACTTTGCCGTGTCTCTTTGTGCCGTTGTAAAATAGACAGGCTTTCCGCTTATTTGAACGTGTAAGTCATTGTAATAATTAATTCTTTGCACTGACTTAGCTTTTGTAATAATAGGCTTTGCATGAATGGCAATCGTGTTACTTTGCCTTTCGGCATCGGTAACAAGGCTTTGAATAGCAGTTGCAGAATCGCCTAATATTTGCTTTGAGCCTGTGACTGTGCTATCAGACAAAGTCGTTTGCTGAATAATGTAATAAATGTTTCCTTGTTTTTGAATGTACACAGTGTCTTTTACGACATCTTGCGCAAAGGAAAAGAAGGGAAGAAATAGAAATAAGTATCTCATTTTATTTATTTTCGAGGTTAATAATTCTTTGTTTTAACGCTTCAATCTGGGCTTGTTGTTCCTGTATGGCTTTGGTAAGGATAGGAATTAAAGATTCATATCTAAATAATAAATCGCTATTCCAATTTGTGTTAACTGCTTCAGGTATTATTTCAGCGACATCTTGAGCAATAAAACCTAAATCTTCTTCTTCACCTTCTATCCATTGAAAGTTTACAGGCTTTAATTGCAATAATGTTTCTAAGCCATAATTTAATGGTCTTATATTATATTTAAATTTTTCATCAGATGTTGCAGTTGTTAAAGTGCCATCACTTGTTATATTTAAATTGTTTGAAAATGTACCAGCGCCAACTGCCGTTATCCGTGCATTTCCGTTAACCGATAAAGCTTCAGTAACTTGCGCACTATCTGCAAAATTATATCTTATTCCTAAACTTCTTTCTGGTCCTCTTGCTATAAAAACATCACTACCTGCGTTATTTTGCAACAACCAAACTCTTGAATTTGATGCTACACTAAAAGAAAACGCATAATCATTATTTAAATTAAAAAATTGAAATTGTCCAGCGTTTAACATTCTAATTACGCCATCTACTTTAAAAACAGGAAATCCAAAACTTACATTATCTAAATTAAATTTACTATTTACATTTAACAAAGTTGTTGAAGATGCAAAAGGTATATTCCCAGCCGCTCCAAAAGTTGCTATTCCAGTGCCTCCATTTGCACCCCCTAAAGTGCCCGTTACTCCAGGTGTTACATTTGCGCTACCATTAAATGAGGCAGTTGATGTGGATGCAAGGTTTGTTTGAAAAGTCCTACTTGTTGTCAAAGTTGCTGCGCTGCCTGTTGTATTTTGGTTTAGTGTTGGAACATCAGATGCTTGAATTATTCCCGTTCTGCCTGAACGATAGTAATTGGTAAGCATGGAAGCCGTGTCGCTCGGCAAAAGGTTTAAACGCAACCATGCGTTACTTGTAGCCTTTTTATAATGCCACATTATATTTGTCGTGGTATCAAGAACCATATAAGCCATTGTATCAACACTTGGCTTTCGTACTGTATCAGTTGAAGCCACTCCTCTATAAATAAGACCATCGGCAGTCGTTTGTTCACCAAGCGTTATCTTTTGGTTGCCATTGCTCGGGTACTGTGCCCATGTAAGGCAAGGAATAAGGAGGAGGAAGAGGGAAAGGAGTTTTTTCATGTTTATGTTTTTAGTTTGCTTGCATTATTACCCAGTTAGTGCCATCACTTACAAGAGTTGCCCATTTGCCAGCCGTTGCAGAAAGAATAGCTGTACTTGCTGAACCTCCTGCTAATGGTGCAATATTACTTGATGCTGATATAACAGCATTATTTGTAATTGTTTTAATATGAAATTCAGTGCCAGTTGATGAAGAAGCAGATGGAAATGTCAATGTAACAGTGCCTGCATTATTTACAACTACCCATGTGGATGATGTTGTAATTGATGCACTGCTTACTGTAACTGATTCATAAGGTCTTTGAATTGCCCTTTGGAATCCTACTAAACCTGTAAATGTTTTTGAGCCTACAAATGACTGTGTGCCAGTAGTAACTACACCTGCCGCACTTGTTGAAGCATTGGCAATGGTAATTGCAGGAGTTGTAGTGCCATTTGTAACTGAAATTGGTAAAGTGCCTGTTACTTCAGTTACAGTGCCGCTTCCACCTGTTGCAGACAATGTGCCACTTGATAAAGATAATCCTGTGCCAATTGTAACAGTTGCAAATCTATCTGTGGAAGATAAACCTGCTAATCGTGTTGCAGTATAGGTATAATCTTTAAATAATGCTCTTCCGTTAAATTGTGTTATACCTTCAAAAGTTTTATCTCCGCTAAATTGTTGTGCACCTGAACTTATAATTCCAGCTATTCCAAATGCAGCATCTGCTACGCTAATAACTGGTGTAGTTGTTCCTGTGGCTACTGATATTGCACCTGTGCCACTTACACTCGTTACAGTGCCACTTCCTCCAGTATATTGAGGTATATTTAAAGTAGAACCTACTAATGTAGAAGCTCCGCTTGTGCCTGTTGTAGTAAGTGTTATTGTGCTTTGCTTACCGTTAAATGTATTCCAATCCGTAGATGTTAAATAACCGTTTCTTGCCGTTGTTGCGCTTAACAATTCAATTACCGGAGTAGTAGTTGTATTTGTAATAGATAATGGATTGCCACTTGTTCCCGAAACCGTTACACTTGTCACCGTACCGCCTCCTATGGCAGTGCGAAAATTAGCAGCTGATAAAGCAGTAACAGAGTTATCAGCATTGAACTGTGGGAAGGTAATAGCTGAAGGATTTGTTAAGGTGAACATTGACTGTCCAATAGTCGTACCTCCTAAACTTGTTCGCCCTGTCGCTGCAACAATGCCTGTGCTACCTCCATCCCATTTAAGCCTATCCGTATAAGCTGTATTCCAATTTGCTGAATTATTTACAATAGATGTTGTCCACGTTGTGCCAGTAGACAAGGCAATGCCTGCTTCTGGGTAGATGGGATTAGCTTGAGCCGAGGAAACAGAGCCGATGCCGCTTACTGTGGCAATGGTGTAGTTAGCACCTGATTTAAAGGATGTGGAAACAATAGTAATTTTATTTGTGTCTGATATGCTATATTGGTCATTATTTAAAAGTTGTCCATTCCTAAACACTAAAATATATGCTTTTAATTGAATAGGGAATTTAACGGTAACTGTCCAAGTTAAAATATTTGTTGTTGAAGCTAAATATTCTTGTTTTAATATTTTAATTGTATCATTGCCAATTTTAACATTTACAATTGAATCTCTTATTCTATTAAATACCGTTGCACTATCTAAGCGCAATGTTCCCGTTGTTGTGATTGTTCCACCGTTTAGGCCATAGCCAGTTGCCACACTTGTAACAGTGCCACTGCCTCCTGTGTATTGTGGAATATTTAAAGTTGCACCGGATAAGGTAGCAGCTCCGCTTGTTCCAGTAGTAGTTAATGTGATATTATTTTGCTTAGTCGCAAATCTTGTAGTTAAATTTAATAAAGTAGTATCTGTTAACTCCATTAAAACAGAGAGGTCTGCGGATACTGTGCCAGTGGTTGTAATTGGATTAGGTGACACAGTAATTCCCGTACCTCCAGATATTGAGGTAAGTGATCCGCTGCCACTTCCACCACCACCACCACCACGAGGTAAAATCACCGTGTAATTTTCACCTAATTTATAAGCCGTTGCACCGATGACAACCGTTGTTTTAGTTGGTACTGTATATTGACTTGGTAAAAGTATTTGACCATTACGATATACTTGTAGTGATGTTGTATCGTTAACAACTAATGTATCGTTTTGTGTCCATGTTAATGTGGTAGAAGATACATTTCTAAAATCTTGACGTGCGTAAAATCTGCCACTTGTGTCTGCGTAGGCTTTTGATGCGTAGTTAGTCAACATAGAAGCAGTGTCAGAAATATTTAATTTTAGTGCAAATCTTGATATAAGATTTAAAGTGGATGTATCTGCATCCCTAAAATAAGGCAACAACATTGCAGCTGTGTCAGATATATTTACCTTTAAATTAATTCTATTACTTAACGATGTTGTATCTATTGTTGTGCCTCCAGCTAAAGCATTCCAAACATTAGATGTAAAATCAAAGGAATATATTTTAAAATTTATTGTGTCAATTATTAACCATGCGTTTTGGTTTGTAGTTGGTTGAATGGCTGCTGTATCTGAAATTGCCCCTCTCCACACCAAACCGTCTGCCGTAGTCTGAAAACCAAGTCGTTGTTTGTTTCCTGTGGCTGGATACTGGGCAAAGGCAAAGGATGAGGCAAAGATGATAAGGGCAATTGAAAGACCTTGCCGTTTATTGCCTACTTTGTTAATTAGCTTTTTCCCAATGCCAAGAACAAGCTCTTTAATTATAACTAATGCAATTTCTCCAAGTCCTTTTAAAAACTTCCTTTCTTTTTTAGGTACTGGTATTTGTTCCATTATATAATTATAAAAAAAATGATGTAATTAGAGCCATCGTAATGCGTGACTGAATCAATAGTAATATTTGAACCAGCTACACTATATTGACTATCAACCAATAATTGACCGTTTTGAAAAACTAATATTTGTTCTGTAACGCTTGGTAAAACACCTCCATTTTTAGTAATAGTAAGAATAGCTGTATAGCTATTAAGAAATTCTTGTGTAAATACTTTTGTTACACTATTATTTTGTGTAGTTGGTTCACTGTTTGTTGGATTTATTGAACCAGTCCCTGCCACACCTCCAGCACTACGATTTGATGTTCTACCAGAATCAAAATCCAAACCTCTTAATAAAACTGTTTTTTCAGTATATCCCATTAGCTTTGGTCTGTTATTTCTACAAATGTACCATCAACTATATCTGTTTGCAAATCTAATGTTGCATTTTCCATTATATATGTAACGCTATTATTTAAAATTGCAAGGTGCGGAAACCAAGGATTATCTCTATCAAGTATTTGAAATTTCATACCAACCATTTTTCTAACCGGAAACAACTGACCTTTAATAATTTCATTAACTAATAATTGATTAATATTTTTTCCTGTTCCTGTATTACCTACCCTCCAACCATCGCCATCAGTTATTTGCCATGTATTTGCCGTATTTTTTACACGAATTGCACCAGGCGAACCAAGGGAAGGACCATCCCCAAAAAATACACGTTTTTTAACAGAAATACTTGATGTGTCATTATTAAACGAACCAAATACCTTAACATCATTTTGACCATCTAAATTACCAGCTGCTAAATGCTCCATAAATAAATTGCCAAGTTCATAGAATTTTAAATATGATGCTATTAAATCAGTTCCCGTTTCCGTTCTAACTTGACTAATTAAAAATCTTACTCCAACATCTCCGCTCTCTGGCATTGTTGGAGATGTCCAATTTACTATTATATTACTTACTGTTCCACCAGCAGCAGGCAAAATTGAAGAACCTCCAGGTATTACAAATTTGTAATAGTTAAAAGTGGTTTCCCAACTTTGAGCAGTAAAAGTGTGCTGAAATCCATTATATGTAAGATCTCTTTTTAACCAATATTTTACATGGTTTATTTTAACATAATCAATTTTACCGTTAAATGTCCCACTCGGATCAAAGGTTAATTGTTGAGTTGATATACATACTATCCTTTCATAGTATTCTCCTGTTGCAGTAATACTAAATGTATCGCCTCCCATTTTTAATACTAATGTTCCACTTGTCACTTCAATGCCAAAGCTGACATAATATGTCGCTCCATTTGTAGGAGTAAAAAAAGTATATACTAAATCACCTGTTGCATTTGTTGCCTTTGCATAACCAAGTGCTGCACCGCCACCATCCGAAAAAGTCCATCCAGTACCAAGCGTCCATGTAGTAACTTCTGGTGCGCGATTTGCCGTTAAGAAGTCAATTAATGGAACAACAATAGGTCTTAACTCAATGACAAAACTACCTTCAACAATATGAGGTGCAATCGTACTACTTCCTACTTGACTATCTCGATACTTCATTACAGAGGTATACGTTATAGTTGCCTCATCATTATTATAATCAAGGTCTTTTGCTGTAAAAAACTCTGTATTTAAATTGTTAAATATCTTTCCTGATAATAAATTTACTGATGCGATATGTTCATATTCAATATCCAAATCTTTTATATGACCATAATATCCCCACCTTCCACCGCTAAATCTCAATAGTTTATTTGAACCGCTATAATTATTATTTAATAAAGTAGGTAAAAAACTTGTAGCTTGTTGTAATGTACTTGATAAATAATATATAAATAATAATACTGGACTATTTAAATACATATTAGGCTGAATCATGTAAAACTTCCTGTCTGAAAAGAAAAATCTCATTCCTAAAGGAGTCATTATTCTTTTTAAAACATCATAACATTTCATGTATGTTATATTGTCTTTTGTGTCAATAGTATAAAATACTTTATGATTTACACGCATTCTAAGAAGCGGATCAATTGAAGTTGAATATGTCCAAGAATCCTCATGCCAATTAAATGCAGTTGCTAAAATACCTACACTTGTGCCATATATATCTTGTACATAGGTAAGTTTTTGTAAGCAATTATTTACATGATTTACAATAGTATCGTCACCTTGATAAACATCATAGTTATCTGGCTTATAATCAATTCCTTTGAGCCATCCTATGCCATCAACTGCATTAATAGTGTAGGCATATCCAACCGAAAGAGGGACATCATCAAATTCAACTAAATCAGCTAATATATAACCATACCAATAAAAGTTAGGACTATCTGCAGCATCATGACCAATTAAAGTAATGGTAAATCTACCTTCAGCTGCTACTAAAAAATCAGTTAGAAAATCTTGTATTGCTACTGTATTTATAATAATAGTAAACTTAAAATTACTGGCAATTATAGGAGCGTATCTCTCTAAACCATTTTCAACCTCCGACTGCCATGTAATCGCAGCATCAAGCATTTCTACATTCGTTGTTGCACCAGAAAAAACTGTGTCATTTATTGACAAAATATATTTGCGCTTTTTTTCTGAATAGAATGTAGATGTATACCTTGCTGCCATTATCTTATTCTTGTGTTTACATTTCTTGCTTTCTCCATTATTACAATTAAATCAGCACCACTAACACGAGTAGATAAAACATAAGGAGAGCCACCTCCATCTAACATACCTCTTAACTTGGAAAGAGGTGCTATTACTTCAGGGTCAACCCTTGCGTTTTTGTTATCTCCAACCATTGCCATAGTTGGGCCCATTGCTAAACCACCTTCTGCAAGGGCAGGAATTTTACTTTTAACTAATTTTGACAAAGCAACCAATGCAACACCACCTGCAATGGCAAGAGCAGGATTAATAGGAGGTTTAAGTGCTAATTTTATACCAGCGGCAGTTACACCAGTTTGAATAGCTAACTTACCAAATGATGCTAAAGCATCAGCTAATGGAGTAATTAATGCTCCAATACTAAATCCAGCACCTGTCAAAGCATTACCTAACTGCTCACCAAATCCAATCGCTAAATCATTTAAAGTACCATCTACTATATCTTGTAATCCAGCATTTAAAATTTCAAAACTATCAGCTAATAAATTAATTTTTTCGTTTAATTTTATTGCTGCTGCATCTGCCTCTGTAAATGGAGTTGCCATGTCCGGAGGATTAGCTTTTAATTTTTCTCCAAAAGCTAAAACATCATTTGCAGCATTTTTCATTGAGGCTAAACCATCTTCTGTTAATCCTAATTGTTCTCTTAATTTAGGTGCAACATCAGTAATTACAGCTTGATTTAAAGCATCTTTTGCTTTTTGTAATTCATTTAAAGTTTTATATTCATCAAAAGCAAATAATTTTTTATCTAATTTGGCATCTTGATTTTCTTTTTTTGTTGGTGGATTTGGAGGTGGAGGTGCTTTAACTATTGGTGGAGCTTTAAACGTACCTTTTGGTTGTGGTGATAATAAAGTAGAATCACCAGAAATAAACTCAGTACCAAAACTTCCTTTTTTAGCAGGATTTATATTGTTTGCACCTTTTTGTTTTTGATTAATACCTAAAAACTTTTCAACTGCTTTATCAAGAACATCTGCAATTTCATATATTAAATTAAAAAAGTTAAATATTTGATTAATAGAATCAAAAACCACCTTTAGCAAATAATTAAATAAAGGAGTTAAATGGCCTAATAATTTGATAATATTTGAAAAAATATCTTTTAAATAACCAAATGTTTTTAATAAAGTTGAACCTGTTTGATTTATTGTTTTTTGACCTTCATTTGTATTATAATATGCAACACCTAAACCTACTACTGCTAAAGTTAATGCTCCTATTCCTGTTGCGCTTGCAGCAATGCTAAATAAAGTCATTAATGTTCTTGTTAAAGCAATTATGCTTGATATTGATGTAGCCAATTGACCAACTACTAATATAATTGGTCCAATTGCAGCAGCAAACAAAGCAAACTTTACAATATTTTCTTGTTGTGCAGGTGATAAAGCTTTAAACTTATCCACCATCATTTGAATCTTATCAGATATTTTTGTAAATACTACTTCTAATTTTAGTGTTTCATTTATAGTTTTACCAAGTTCATTTAAACTTATAAAAATATTGTCACTTAAATTCTCAAAACTATTTGCAAGTCCTCCTGTAACATTTTGCGTTTGAGGTAATAAAGATAATGCATTACTAAGTTGTAAAGTAAAATCTTTAGCACTAATACCTGTTTCTCGAATTGCATCAATATTTGAAGTACCAAAAGCAGCTCGCATACCTTCAGCCATTAATGGTAAATTACTTTGTATTACTTTGTAATCTTCCGCTAATAACTTATTTTTTGAAATCATTTGCGTAAGCTGATATTGAATTGCTTCTAATTCAACCTTACCCTTACCAACAGCAGCCAAAGCAGTACCAAAACCCATCAATGTAGATTTTGCTTCTTCAGCACTTAAACCAACGGCTTGTAAATTTATACTACCTTGTACAGCTTCTTTTAATCCTAAACCTGGCAACTTTGCAACCTCTCTAAGTTTAACTATCTCATCCTTTGCAAGCTCACTACTTCCCATAATGGCAGTTAAACCTTTTTCCAACTTTTCCATGTCGGAAAATGCTTTTACAGATGCAATGCCAAGACCAATTATTGGTACAGTTAATGACTGGGTTAAATTTGTACCAATATTTTTCATTGAATTACCAAACTTAGATAAAGATTTTTCAACCTTTCCCAATTCGCGATCTAAATTGGAAACATCAATTCCAAGTTTTAGATTTAACTGTGAAGCATTAGCCATATCTTATTCTTTATCCCATTTATCAAAAATTGATTTGTCAATGTCTGATAAACTTCTATTTGTTTCTTTCTTTACAGGATTCTCCCACGGAAACTCAATTAAATCTTTAGGCTTAATAGACTTTCCTTTTGCTGTATGAACATTTAATAAAAGTGTTGTTTGCCATCTGGCACGTTCCCACTCAAATTGTTGCTCTATTTCAAAGTGATTATTAAAGCCTTGCATGGCTATAATAACCTCTTTTAAACTCATGTCGTAATAATGCGAAGGCAGGATTCTTAATACTCCGAAACAAAAGCGTTCGATGTGTTCAAGTGTGAGCTCTCCTCCTTCGCCACTACGTTTTTTTCAGTGTCATCTTGCGGAGGTGATATCTCGTTTGAAATCATTTCCATTATCCGCGCAATACCTCCCATGTCCGTATCTACCAACTCGCAAAAGGACTGTAAGTTATAAGGGCACTTTTCTCCCTTTGCCTTGTAGCCTTGTTCAACACCGGTAAATGCCAGCTCAAGGGCAAGAAGGAGGTCTTCTCCTAAAAGGGAAAGGTCACTTAATTTAAGCTTCCTCTCCCTTAGAAATGTACCTAACACATACATACCAAATTTAATCGGTATGGATGTGTTGGCGATTGTTATTGTTTTCATGTGTTAGGTTTTAAATTATGCTTTTGTTGTCTTCACGATTGCACCAGTAACCTCAAAAGATGCAGAGTAGCTTGTATTCTCTTCCACCGCTGCGTTTAAATCTAATGATGTACAAATAGCAGACATAGTAAACACATTGTCTCCTTGCACATCGGTAGTAAACTTAATCGTTAAAGCAGTGCCCGATATTAAGTCAGTAAAGAGATCATCAAACAAGTAATTGGTAGATGAATCACCAGGACCGGCATATAATGCCTCTGTTGAAAGTGTGCCAGATAACTGACCTTTCTTTACTTCTCTCCATCCACCGCTTGCGCTATCCTTTGTAAGAATTTCACGCATTGCAGTAGAGATGTTCATTTGACAGGATGTCGCGTAACCGATTGCTGTTGAATCTTTATACAAGCGCATCAACGTACCATTAACAATTCCAGTTGTTGCCATAATATTATTTTTTAGCTTTTTTCAAATCTATATTATCATTAATCTTTTCCAATTCATTTTCATCCTGAAAATATTCCATTGGCATTGGCACGGGAATATAAATAGGTTGAGGTGCCTCTTGCACTTTCTTCTCTGGCATCTGCTCCACGACAAAGTCATCATCAAGATGCTCGGCAATGCCATCGGCAACAAGCTGCGTTCCGAAGTCGGAAAGGAATACACCTGTTGCGCCTATTGGCTTGCCATTCCACTCTTTTATTAATCTTAGTTTCATCTTTTCATTTTTGCCATAAAATCAATAGACATCCAATAAACATTTAAGTCTGCATTATAAACTTGGCTATCAGATGACATATATTTTATTGTTTGAATATTGACTGAATTTAAAGTCCCAGTAAATCTGTCTAACCTATTCCTTACAGCGTTTGAAAGCGTTTGTGTAGTCTCGTAATTGTTAGTATATACATCAAGCTGCACACTAATCTCTTCCAAATTACTTTGCCCATCCTTGAAATCAACTGGAGTGCTATTAATAATAGTGTAAACAATAAAAGGATACTGCACATTTTGAGGAGCAATGTCTGGATAGATGTTTAAGCCACATACACCAGTAACTGCTACATCAGTTGATAACCTTCCATATATTACTTTTCCTATCATTTCCACCAGTTTTTAGGCATTCCATTTATTTGAGCTCTTGCCTCTTGTGACATTGCTTTGAACACTGGTATTTGTGCTAAATTCCTTGCTTTTAAAACAATCTTTTGCCTCCATGCTTTGGCTGATCCAAAAACCATGTGCGCATAAAAGCCATTGTATTTATCGGCACTATTTAACTGCGTACCTTCACCCATATCTTTTATATAATGTGGGCCTACTGCTCCAAGTTTCCACTTGTATTTTTTAAGAATATCACTTAATATTTGTATTGACCTTTTTAAGTTACCAGGTTCAATTTTATAATGATATTCTCTTTCGTATCTTCCTATTCCTAATTTATTTTGTTTCTCTCCCCATGATGAAAAGTAGTGTGTCTTTTTAGATACAGGTACTAAACTCTTGTAAACTTGTAAAGCTATAGGAGTTGCTGAATTAATAATCTCATGCCTTTGCTCTAAAGAAACAACTCTCATAATTTTCTCCATTTCCAAAACCGCATCTGCCAAACCAGTAACCACCAAAGCACTACTTGACCTTTTACCTTTGTAATTAGTTTTTTGTAGATCTCGTAAATGTGATATTTGTTTTTGACTTAGGTATGACATTACACATAATTTTGAGCGTATGAACAAAAAAGATGTAAGTATAAGCTATCAACACTTATCTGAACATTTTCTATCTGGTAATATTTACCAATGTAAATCAATCTTTGTTGTTCGTTTATGTCTGTCCTATATCGGCAAGTAACTTTTATTTGTGATAAAGCTGTAATCTTGCCTCCTTCGACTTCTTCTTTATTATTCCCTTTATAATCAACTGTTGCCCATATTTCTGCAACAGTACTCCATGTTTCAGTGCCAAAACCTGTTAAGCCTACGGCACGAGTAACTTGCTGAATAGTTATCCTTTCCTTTAATTTACCAATCTCTTCTTTCTTATTAAATCTCATTATAGTATTTGTACTCGATATTGATCTAATAAATACTCTGATGCTGTTGGCATCTTCTTTACATAATCTTCTCTATTATCATAGCTATCTGCTATAATCATAAGAATTGCTTGTCTTATTTGCATAGGTACACCGGATGACTGGGAAGAATATCCAGCCGTATAAATAATGGAAACATCATTAATATTTCCATACAACGTTGGCCATGTTTTACCAAAGCCAATGTTAAGCCTTGCAGGCTTACTAAAAGTATCAACAATATACTCTGTCGCTGCAAATGTTTGAGTACTATTTTGGCTATCAGCGTATTGAAAAGAGCTCACTGCAATAACTGGAGAAACACTTAGGTAAATAGTTGGATAATTTAGCCTATCTAACTTTTCAGTAATTGTTTGAGTAATTAATGCTTGATTTAAATAACGCTCTGCAACTTCTCTGGCACTTTGTATTAATGTAGTAATTAAAGTATCATCAGCAGAAGTATCAACTTTCAAATAGTTTTTTACTTCAGACAATGTCCAAATCTCATTAACAGGTGCAGTCGTTACTTTCCAAGCCATTATATTACTTTTTAAAATGGAGGAGTATATTGCAACTCCTCCAAATTAGACTCTCCAATATTATTTACAGATTCTTTAAGTGCTTAATTGCAGCCGTTTGAAGCAATTTGCCATCATAACGAGCATACATTAAGAAGCCAATTTCCATCTCATCCATGAATCGCTCACGCAATGGAACAAGGACATTGTTTGCAACTTGACGTATAACGTACTTTGACCAATCACCAAAGAAGATTATTTTTGCAGCAGTTGTTTGAGCTGAAGGCAAATCATTATTTACAAAATAATTGTAACCTAATAATTTATCTGGCGCACCTTCTCTTAATGATGGTTGAAACAAAGGATTATTTGCAGTATCAAAATTTAACTTTCTAACAGCAGATAAAATATTATCATGCATCATAAATGCCACTGAAGGACTATTTCTATATGCAACATCAACAGAGTGAACCAAGTCAACCAAGTTAGCGGCAGTAAATGCGCCAGAAGATGCAGAAGAAACACCGGATGGAGCAACGTCTCTAAATCCAGTAGGTTTACCAGAACCATCACCAGTTGTAAATGCAGTGTTTAAGCCACGGCCTAAACGCTCACCTAACATAACTGGTAATTCTGTATTAAGCAAACCAAACTCGTCATTTGCCCATTCAACAGATACTTTTACCAACGTGTTTAAAACGTGTGCATTAAAAGTTTCTCTTGTAAATGTCATATCCTGTACAGTAACCGCAGCAGCTTCAGTGTGCCAGTTACCGGCAACAGCCGTATCATTTACTTTAGGATAGTACAAAGTACCTGCCTGTGGAGTAGTTATGATCCTTGAAACTGTTAGCATTGGCCCGTAATATGCCATAGTCCTTTCCAGCTCATACGAAAATTGGTAAGGAATTACATAACCACCAGCTAAACCGCTTTCAGAAGTTGTGATTGTTGCCGTTCCACGCATCTCTTTAAGCATTGATGACTCACTGCTTGTTAAAGACCTTTTGCAAAGTGCTTTAAAAAACGCAGAGGTATACTCTGGAGATTTTACAATGTCTCTTTTGTCAGTTGGCAATGCAGCAAGTGTGTCTTCAATAACACTAACTCCTCTTGCCTCGGAGTTGATTTCATTCCATCTTTCTAAACGTGAAATTTGGTCTGTATAACTTTTAAAAGAACCATCTGCTTTATCCCATTGTGCGGATTCGTCAGCAGACATTAATCTACCTTCGGCTGCGGCTCTTTTTTGTAGGTCTTCCATTATTGCGTAATCGGAAGCCCGCTTTTCTCTTAATTCCTTTGCAGTCATTATTTTGTTTTTAAATTTAATAAGTGCAGGGCATTCCTGCGTAATTCGTTCTGTATATTAATTTCAGATTTTACTGATATGTCAATAACGCTTTGTAAATCTTCATCTAACTTTCCTGCTATCTGTTCATAGCTTCGCTTGGCAACCATTGTGTCTGGATTAGCCGGATAAGTAACTGGAGAAACATCATATACTTTTTTAATACCTCGAATCACTCTCTTTGGTTTCATTCCCTCTCTTTCTTGCCAATCCTCTGCCTCTACACTAAAAGCAAATGATGATTGATAAACATCACCACGTTTAACCATCTCTAAAAGATCATTACCTAAAGTAGTGTTTGGTGCCTCAAATTCATATTCCATAGCATTACCAGTAACCTTTAATTTTAAGGTACCAGATTTAGTCCTTGCCAAAACCATGTTAGCATCGTGATTAAATAGTGCTACTACATCTGTCATGTCAGAATTAGTAAATACATCTTGGCTCATCTCCTCGTCGTACCAACCCATATCGTAGGCAGAGTTAAACACTGTAGCAGTGCCTACTATTGTTCGAGATTCTGGCATTGCCCTAAACTCATAATTTATACTTCTCTTTTCCATTGTTTCTTCTTTTGACCTTTCGTCCATTATTTTTTTAGCCGTTCTTTCTGCCCATGGCAACATGGTTGAACCACCCCAAGCATCATACATAATAGAACCGCATATTTCATTATCGTTATCATCAAAATATTTGCCTTGATCATATACCTTAGCTCTACTTAGAAAACTATATGTCCTTATTACCTCATCTTCACTTAATGCCTCTCTTCCGCTTAACTGCCTTGCCCTTGTCCATCCAACTGATGTACCGCACTGGCTGCCATTATCTTCTTTATGCCGCAATGCTTTCTTTGCTGCATTAGTTGCTGTTTGCGGATAGTTACTGTACGGCATCGCTTGTAGGTTCTATCTTTATGTTAGATGCAAGAGGCAATTCATAACTATCTCCACCGGTGTAAGGATTCATGTTTTCCTTAATTCTTATTTCGTTAGGTGACATTGCTAATACATTGCGCATGGTAGTGTAATAAGATGATCTCGCTGCAACATCTCCACGCAATAACCCATCAAGATTAAAACGAGTGCAATAATTATATTTTTCTGCCTCAAAAAATATCTTTCTATTAAATTCTGCCTCTATCGTTTCACAAAGTGGCATTATCGTATAATTAACAAACATCTGGCTAAGTTGCTCCATATTGCTAAATGTTGCCTTATCCATGTCTTCCAACAAAACACCTGGCACACCAGTCATTCGAGCAATGTCCGCAATGGTTGCCTTCTTAGTTTCGTTAAAAGATGCATCGTTAGGATTAAGACCTACTTTTTGGAAATCCATGCCTTCTTCCAAGATGGCAGTACCTCCAGCGTTTTGACTTCCACCAAATGCACGATTAAAAGAAGACTTTAATCTGTCGTATGCCTCATTTGTTAACTTGCCAGGATGTTTTAACACACCGTTTAAGTGTGCGCCATTCTTATAAAAGTTAGCACCATAATTTCTATTTGCTAAAGCCAAGCCGTAATTATCCCTGTGAAGGTCAGGCATTTTAAATGCTTCGATTCCATTCCATGTTAAATTAGGAATGTGAATTATATTTTCACAACTAAATTTTTTATTACTTTTTTTACTTTTAAACATTAACTCGCCTCTTGTATTGTAATAGCTTTCTATCTGGATAGGATCAAGAATTGTAAAACTATTTATTCTTTGAGTAATGCTATTCCTATTTATGGAAGCGTAAAACACACCATGGCTAAGGTAGTGTAATACTAAAGTTTTATAAAATGTGTGAGCTGTGTAATAATCATTAGGTTCACGAGCTATCACTTTTAAATTAGGATGCTCCTTTGCTATTCTTATTCCTCCGTTATCCATCTTCTCTATAATGTCAAACGGCAAAGAGGCAATAACACCGCCAAGTATTTGAGTAGCACGGTAAAATGCAGGAAGACCAATAATAGAATATTCATCGACCGCAACACCAGCTGCAGATCCTCTTTGAAATAATGCGCCTAAAGTATCACCGTTTATAGGTGTACTTGGATTCTCTATACTTGCACGAGTATTAGAAAAAAAAGACCGCATGGTATTAATTATTCCCATGCGGCAAATATAAACCAAGTTAGTATGAAGTAATTTACTTTAGGTAACAAGTTAAATAAACTTAATCTCCATGTAAACGCTTTTGGCTTTACGGAAACTATTGTATGTCGTATATTTTTCATCAAGACCTAAATCCTCTCTCTCCTCTTCCAATTTCTGCCACGCTTCTTGATGTGTACGACATTCACCGGATAACTCATAAAATCTATGAAAGTATCCGCTTGTTGAATTAATCTGCCTAACTTGTTGGGCATACTCTTGCTTTCTCATTAAATTCTCCATAATTAAAAGGTTTTTATTTTAATTAGGTACATTTTATAACATCAATAATCCACTTTCCCTTTCCTTTCCCTCGTATATCGTTGGTTTATCGCCTTGCATTATCTGCGCATAGGCCATGACCATTGCTACCGCTCCATCCACCTTTTCCGTACTTTTTGCCTTATCTATCTTTATGTTTCCGGCAGGATCAAGTCTTAAAATAACATTGCTCATCATCCATTCCAATACTGGGTTGCCATCATGTGTAATCTCATTAGATAAAAACAACTTTTCTATTTCTTTAGTTGGTGCAGACATAGAAATAAAACCTTGCCCGAATGGCTTCATGGTTGCGCCATCATTTGTCAACTGAATAACAAGTTGACTGGCATTCCATCTGTCAAAACAAATACACTCTATTTTATACTTTGTCGTAATCTCTATTACTTTGCTTTTAATAAAATCATAATCCGTAACGTTACCATCTGTCATAATAAGATGCCCATCCTGTTGCCATTGCAGATAAGGTACACCATCACTAAGAGATCGCTCCCTGACATTATCCTCTGGGCAAAAGTAATAAGATTTTATATGTGGCTTAGTCAATCCATCTTGTACTGGAAAACAAAGTACAAGTGCGCAGATGTCACGCGTTGAGGCAAGGTCTAAGCCAGCAAAGCATTTCTTATTATACAGCGTAGAATCATTAATAAATAATCTGGTTGCATCGATGTAACTTTGTGAAATCCAAACAGATGAGGTAGATGTCCATACGTTTAAATTCTTTGTCATAAATTGTATTTGCTTAGCTGCCCCTTCGTTCAATGCCTTTTGGTATTGATTGTCCATGTAGTCCATATACGGAGTTACACCAAGGTTAGGATTGGATTTTGTCCAATTATTTTTATCTTGCCAGTCATCGCCTTCATCTAAACAAAATAATAACGGAAATACAGATTCATCTATTTTTCTTTTCTCCAAAATATCAACCATGACCTTTCTAAACATATAACAAGGAGATTCACGATTGAACCCTGCAGTTGTAGTAATTAATAACAATGGTTGTATTCTTGATCCCATGCCTGTCTCCATTACTTCCAAAACATCGCTTGTTTTATGTGAGTGATATTCGTCAATGCCTGAAAAGTGTGGATTTAATCCATCCAATGTGTCGGCATCGGAAGATACTGCTTCAAATTTGGAATTTGTGGTAGGTACATTGCAATTATATTTTAAAACGTTTACTAACTTATCAAAAGTCTTTGAATCTGCCTTTAGTGATTTAAGCATTACCTTCGCAGTATCAAAAGCAATCCTTGCCTGATCCCTTGTCGTTGCAGCCGTGTACACCTCCGCTCCCGTTTCATTGTCCAGTAGGAAACAATATACTGCAATCGCAGCCGCAAGCTCCGTTTTGCCGTTCTTCCTTGCAATCTCAAGGTAAGCCTTGCGGAAGCGTCTGCCTCCAGTCTTTTTCTGCCATCCAAACAATACTTTAATAAAAAACTCTTGGAATGGTTGGATGTTAAATCGTTGCCCGGCAAACTCGCCCTTGGTGTGTCGGAGTGCAGAAATAAAGGAGAAAGCCCTGGTTGCCTTCTCCTCTGAAAATATAAACTCCCAATCTGTATTTTGTAAATCTAACAAATGCCTATTAACTGCCAGCCTTGCATAGTTGCCTAATATTAATCGCCCCGATACAACATCCTCAATAAATTTCATTTAGGTGTTTTAATCTCTATGGCAATAAATCTAAACAAGAAAACAAAACTAACAAAGCCAACTGCCTCTAAATAATCAATATAGTCAAACCAAAAGAATTTAACAAAGAGCCAATTCCATAAATAGTAAAATGGAACGGCTAAAGCTGTAACCATCATACTCATTACGATTATAAAGATAAATGTTTCATAAATAGTTTGCTTCATTAGTTCATTTTTAATAATTTAGCTATTTCATCGTCTTCATCTTCGTTACTATCTCTAAAGTAGTCCAGTTTTAAACGGCTGCCAGGATCTAAGCCTAAACTCTTGCTAATCTCTAAAAACATATCCATACTTTGTTTAAATGCAGTCCATTCTGCAGAAACTTGCCTTGCACCGTTTGGATGCACCATAACTGCACCGGCAACTGCAAGAACCTCGGCATTGTAAAGCAAATGGCCAATGGCACGCGTAGCAATGCTCAAAAAAATGTCATCAACATCCTTGCTTGCCTTGTGGGCTTGAAGATGGTCTTTTAATTTCTCATAAATCCTAACCTCATCCTCGTTCAGTTTCAGCAGAGACTTGCCGACTGGTGAAGCGGAAAAGGATTTGATTCTGGAAGGTATCAGAGTACCTTGTAACTCTTTTGTTTTTAATGATTTTGCTCTCATTTGTTTTTGCTTTTGTATGTTTTGTATAAACCCCCCTTTAGGCTATTGATTTGTTGTGCGTAAAGTT